TCGAACCCCAGCATGAAATACGCCAGCTTGGTGTCGTGCTCGAACAGGTACCGGCTGATGCTCGTGGCCGGATCGGCGTTGGCGTCCTGCAGGCCGTTGACGTCGAGCGTGTAGCTCGTGACGCCCACGCTTGTGCGCACCTGCTCGGGCGCGCAGAACGTGGCCGGCGTTGTCTGCTGTGAGGTGTTGGGCGACGCGTTGAGCGCGCCGCTGGTCACCTGGCAGCTGAAATCAATGCCGTCGCCCGTGGTGTAGTCGCTGCCGTCCACGGTGTCGACCGTGCCGCCACCGGGCGCCTGCCATGACGCCGGATCGCTCTCGCCCACCAGCGTGAGGTAGAGCTTGCCGTTCTCGATGCGGAAGATATTTGCCATGGCTGTGCCAGCTCCTCAGGTGCAGTAGGTCGACGTGCACAGCAGCGACGCGGTGTACGCGGGGATGTCGAGGCCGGCCACCTCGATGACGCCGGCCACGATGGACTGCAGCCGGATGCCCACGCCCTCGGTGCGTGGCGGCTGCCAGAAACGCGCCAGCAGCAGGTCGGCCAGCTCGTCCAACTCGCGCTGCGCGTCGTCGTCGCCACCTCGGCGCCCGAGGGCGAACACCGGCACGATGGTGGCGATGATGGCCGGCGCCTGTTCGCCCTCGGCCACGTTGGGCCGCCCGACCACGAGGGCGGGCAGCTCATCCGCGCTGGCGGGCAGCCAGCGGTGCACGGGCACCGGCGCGCCGTCGAGCAGGCCGGCCACGAGCTGGCGCATGGTGGTGACGCTCACGCGATGCCCGCCTTGGCGTAGTCGATGTGGCGTTCCAGCAGCGCGTCGACATCGGGGTCACGGGCGATGATGCGCACCACGCCGAGGTCGCCCCAGCCAGCCACGCCCTCAGGGCTGTTGCGCCGAGCGAACAGGCGGCTGGCGATGAGCAGGATGGCCTCGGTCACCTCGGGATGTCGGCGCCCATAGCCAGCGTCGGGCTCGACGTACACGCGGTCCTCGACCCACGCCGTGGCCACGTCGAGGCTGCGCGCCAGGTTGCCGTTGGCGTCATCGCCCTTGACGCCCAGGCGCGCCCGCAACAGGTCGAGGTCGGCCTGGTCGCTCACGCCGCGTCGCCCTCGGTGTCGTCGGCCAGCTCGGGCTCGTCGGCGGCCAGCTCGGGCTCGTCGGCGGGCGTCACGGTGAACAGCACGGCGTTGGATTCCTCGCCCCCAGCGCCACCGTTGCGCACGGTGATGGACAGGCTGCCCGCGGTCTGGGGGTCCAGCTCGGCCGTCAGCTGTGTGGCCGACACGTACGTGGTAGGCACCGCGACCTGATCGGCCTCGACCACGCTCGTGAGCGTGAACCGCATGCCCGTCACGCCCACCGTGAACGGGCCAGCGCCAGCCACGCCCGTGTTGGGCGCCAGCGACGTGATGCTGGGGTCGGGCGTGCTGCCGTCCCACAGCGAGGGCGGATAGCTGTCCTCGTACGGGCGGTCCGCGATGCTCACGGCGCGACCTCCTCGACCACCACCAGGCCGGCCGGCGCGGTGCGGGCAGCGCGCCGGTCAGCCGTGGTGGTCATCAGCGGCATTAGGCGAAATCCAGCTTCTGGATCGCGCCGACGAATGGGGTCGGCTGGTAGCCAGCCACGCTCGCGGCGACAGCCACCTGGCGGCCGAGCACGGACGGCTCGACGGCCTCTAGCACCGGGAAGCGGTGCAGGTAGCCCTCGACCGCATCAGGACCACCGACGTACAGGCTGTCGTCGGTGATGGCCGACGTGACCACCGGCGTGAGGCCGGCCACGCTGCCCGCGAACGAGGTAGCGCTGGCGGTGCCCGGCGCGTTGGCGGCGCCCAGGGTGGGGAACATCGGCCGGCCAGCGAGGTCGGTGAGGCCACCGAGGTGCGCCCAGCCGAGCGGCCCCATGGCCAGCCACGCCGGCAGCGTGTTGGTCGTGCCGTAGTAGGCGGCGGCGGCCTGATAGATCGCCGCCAGGATGTCGGCGGCCGTTGCACCTGCACCGATCGGTACCACCGTGGCGCCGGTGCTCATGGCCGTGAACATCAGGCCCTCGATGGCATGTTCCAGGCGCGTGCGCAGCTGGTCGAGGATGATCTGCAGCGATGCCGGCATGAACGTCAGCAGCTGCTGGCTGATGTTGAGGTAACCGCCCACGGTGTCGAGCGCCACCGGCGTGGTGGTGACGTTGAACGCCTTGCTGGCCAGCTCGCCCTTTTCGAGCGCCTGCACGCCCACGCCTGTCGCGAGGTTGGCGTCAACGATCTGCGGCCGGCTGAATCCGAACCCATCGCTGGCCGGCACGTCACGCATGCCGATGGCCGAGGCCAGCGGCATCGAGGTGCGGTACGGGTTGATGACCGGACCAACGGGCGACTGCACCACGAGGCCACCGAGGTCGCCCGCCACCGGCGTGGTGTTGGCGGCCAGGGTGCCCATGTGCTCGGCGGCGCGCTTGTACACGCGGTGGTACCGCTGTTTGGCCTGCTGGTCGCCCTGGTGCAGCACGTCCCACAGCAGCTGCCCGTCGCTGCGGTACTGGAAATCGCTGCCGATGACCGCGCCCGCGCTGCCGAGGCCCGACAGCCGGCGCTGCGTGTCCTCGGCCAGGTCGAGGTCGACCGTGAGCTTGGCGAGCTGATCGTTCCAGCCGCGCACATGAGTCTGCGCGTCCTCGATCGTTGCCATGTCCTGCTCGGTCAGGTCGCGGCCCTCGTCGGCCGCTTGCTGCGTCAGGTTCTCGATCAGCATGAGCTTGCTGTCGCGCTTGTGCGTCAGCTGCTCAACGAGGCTGGTGGCCACTACGGGCACCTCCTGTTGGGAAAGGGTCGGGGTTACCGCTCCTCGCCTGTCGGGGTGTCCGTGTCCGGGTGTCGGCTTGATTGCCGGGTGCCGGTATCGGGGTTGCCGCGCAGCCCTCGGCCTGGGCTGGTCGATTCGCTCAACGCGACGGTAACACGTTGGTCAACGCCTGATTGATGGCGTCGAGCGCGGCCAGCGCCATGCGCCCGCTGTTCAGCTCACCGACCATCGACTCAAACAGGTCGGCCGTCAGCTCGACCGTGGCCGCCTTGCCCTGCGGCCAGCTCACCACGTAGGCGCCACGAGCGTCGCGAGTGACCAGGGGCGGGCCGCCCCCGTTGGGCTGCGGCCGGCCGTCATCGAGCGCCGTGAGCGTCATGAGCGCAGGCTGTCGAGCATGGCGCGCACGCGGTCGAGGTTGGGCGTGTGGCTGGCCGGCGCCTCATCGGTCGAGCGCATCGAGACCACGCCGGCCGAGGCGTAGGCGGGCGTGGGCACCGCCGCCACGTGGTGGATGTTGACCTGACGCCGAGCGACCAGGCGGCCCTCGACGTTGGGCGGCACCTGATCGCTGAACATGACCGACATGCCGCGGTGCGACGTGCTCAGCATCTCGCGCACCATGTCGTAGTTGCTCCGGTTGCGATACAGCTGCAGGTGCGCGTACGCGCCGTCGTCGCGTTCCTCTAGCGACAGCCCGTAGCCCAGCCGGCCGTCGATGCCGGGCGCCTCGTGGTCGAGCTGGTAGGTGATGAAACGCGGGTCGAGGCCGCGGCTGATGAGCTGGCGCAGGCGCAGCGTGCAGCCGGGCAGAAACACCTCGTCGTAGTCCAGCAGCTCGCCCTCGTGCACCTCACGCACGTGGGCCTGCTCACCGAATGGGAACAACCGCCCGACCACCACGCCCTTGGCCTCATCGACGTCGCTGACCTCGATGCCGCCACGCGTGTGCCGGCCGTCGAGCACGGGCAGCGGTACGCGCCCCTGCGGCTGTTCGTCACTCATACCGTGGCCCCCGTCAGTCGCTGTGCATCGCCCTCGGTGGCGTCGGCGTTGGGCGCCAGGCGCTCGGCGGTGCGTATCTCCTCGACGCTCATGGCTCGCTGGCCCGTTGCAGGGTCAACGATCGCGTGCAGCTTGGTCCACGCGTCGACGCGCTCACCGAGCGGCGGCTGCGTGTAGCGGTCCGGGTTGAATTCCAGGATGCTGCCGCGAGGCAACAGCCAGGCTGACCAGCTCGACGCCAGCAGGTCGGCCAGCGGGCGCAGCGTCGAGCGCCAATGGTGCTCGAACAGCGATTCGGCGTTGCTGTACACCAGCTGGCCACCCTGGCTGACGTTGACCAAGTAGCTGGGCACGCCGAACGCGCCGCACACGCGGCGCTCATCGAACTCGCGCAATTCCAGCAGGGCCATGTCTCGCGGGCTGATGGTGACGGGCTGCAGGTCGAGGTCGCCACCGATGACCGCCGGTGCGCCGTCACGGCGCCGGCCGGCCTCGACCCACCGGCGCTGC